TTCGCAACGTTCGCAACGTTCGCAACGTTCGCAACGTTCGCAACGTTCGCAACGTTCGCAACGTTCGCAACGTTCGCGACGTTCGCGACGTTCGCAACGTTCGCAACGTTCCCAGCGTTCCCAGCGTTCGCAACGTTCGCAACGTTCGCAACGTTCGCGACGTTCGTTGCGTTCGCAACGTTCGCGACGTTCGTTGCGTTCGTTGCGTTCGCGGCATGCGTTGCGCTCGTTGCGCTCACGTTGCGTTCTTGCAACTAATGCGGTCAAGGGGGGTACCCCCCACACGTAAAAATTGTGACTCACCCCATCCCACGAGATTCACGATTTTTGAAAAATTAACGTACTTAATGTAAGCGACCAATGCTAACACCAACTTAACTTAAATACCTCTTGACACATTTGCGACGTACTGCTACAATCGCTACATAAACCAACACAAGAGGAATCAAATGCTAACAATCAACGTATCAAAACAAAATGAATATCACGTCTACGGTTTGTTCAAGGAAAACGAGCTTGTATGGTGCGATTATGGTCGATGGACAGATGTTATGACGTTGCGCAACGTTCGTCGCAACACTTTGTTCGTAGAAAATGAAGACTATCAGTTAATTATCTTCGGTGTTTACGGCAACGTATTGGCTGCACGCAACGAGGTGGCGCGTACAATGCAACATTATCTGGGCGACAAAGTCCCGTTGTTGAATGGTAACGCGATGTACCGCGCGCAAAAGAAAATCAAATGTGTGGAAACGGGCGAGGTGTTTAAAAATGCTTCGGCTTTGATAAAAGCTAAAGGTTTAAATGCCGGTGCTGTTTATCCGCATTTGAACGGTCGTGTAGGTCATAAAACGATCAAAGGTTTGACGTATATTTACGTTGACGAAGCGAAACAACCTTCACCCGCTCCGAAACGCGTCATGGAAATTAACTATGATTGGCTTTTGGAAAACAACGTTGATTTCGCCAAAGGTTCGAATATGAATCGACCGGAGCTTGTAAAATTAAATGATATTGTGTACGATGTTGATTACGCCAAAAAAGTAGCGGTCCGAACGATTGATACTACGGTGTCGTCGGTGGACATTGCTATTATGCGTCTGCTGTTGACGCGCGACGAATTTGACGAAGTGACGATGAACGTTGTTAATTTACGACGATAAGGAAATAGACTTTGGAAGAAGTAACCCCGACAAAAGCGTATGACCTGCTTAATCCTCACGAACGCGAATGCGTCGACGATTATGTTGCGTGGGCTGTGAACAAACAAGGCCAGCTGAGAGAGCGTATTGCTTTGGCTGCTGACAAACCTATTCCGAGTGAGTTTGTTCGCAAATCACGCAGCGCGCTGGCAAGTGCTGTCGTAAGGGCTGCGGTGGGTGAGCGCATACGAGAAGAAGCGGCGCGACAGGACATCAGTCCCGACCGTATCATTCAGGAGCTTGTGACGATTGGCACATCGAAAGTGAGCGACTTTTTGACGCAAGTCGGGCTTGGTGAGCTGGGTATTAAGAAGTTTGAAGACATTCCCGAACATTTGATGGGTGCTGTTAAGAGTATCGAAACAACGCCTACCAATCTGGGTATGAAATGCAAGGTGGTCTTGCACGACAAACTTCCCGCGCTTAAAGCGTTGGCCGAGATGATGGGACTTGTCGTACCTGACCGACCGCCGGCACTCCGCGAATATGTCGCGCCGCTTCCCGACAAAAATATTGTCACGATTGAGGTTGCTAAAGCTTATGAGAAATTCTTAGACGAGATGAAACGATAATGCCACAACAGTTATTGTTCAGCACCGACGCAAATGAGCAGATTCAAACGGACGAAGTCAAACCGTGCGGTCGCCCACACGCTTTGCGACACGACGAATGGCCACCTGATTACAATAGCGTATACGAGTGGCGGTTGCGGACATTGCACCAGCTTGTCGAACGACCGGAGATATTCCTTGCAGCGAAAGCGTATTATTCAACGCACCCGACGGAATTTATTATGGATTGGATGGATACATACGATCCGCGTAGATCGCCGACAAACAGTAATCCTGCTTTACAAGGTGAAAAATGGATACCATTTGTCTTCTTCGCAAAACAAAACGACGTTATCGATTTCTTTGAAGCTTGTTCGCACGAGCAAGAATCTGGACTTGTCGAAAAATGCCGCGACTTCGGCTTGACGTGGCTTGCTTGCGCGTACTCCGCATGGCGGTGGCTTTTCATTCGCGACGACGCTATCGGTTGGGGAAGCCGCAAAGAAACTCTTGTCGACCGCAAAGGCGACCCTGACAGTATTTTTGAGAAGATACGGCTGTTGCTCAATCGCATTCCTGCCATATGGCTCCCGAAAGGGTTTAACTGGGCGCGACATGACACGTTTATGAAAATTATCAATCCTGAAAATGGTGCGGTTATCGCCGGCGAATGTGGCGATAATATCGGTCGTGGCGGTCGTCGCAGTATTTATTTCTTAGACGAAGCGGCTCATTTGGAGCGCGCAGAGAAGATTGAAGCTGCTTTGGGCGATAACACCAACGTCCGTATCGACATATCGTCTGTAAACGGCTTAGGGAACGTTTTTCACCGTCGTCGCGAGCATGGGATTATATGGCAGAAAGGTATTGTTGCGGAAAAAGGATACGTTCGTGTATTTATTGCCGACTGGCGCGACCACCCTTTGAAAACGCAGGATTGGTATGACCAACGTAAAGCGCGCTACGAGCGTGAAGGTATGTCGCATATTTTTGCGCAGGAAGTCGATCGAAATTATTCCGCCGCCGTCAGCAACGTCGTCATTCCGTATGAATGGGTGGAAAAATCTGTCGACGCTCACATCAAAGTCCCGTATTTCGCACAAGCCACCGCTGACAATTTAGGCAACTATATAGCGGGTCTTGACGTTGCGGACGAAGGTAACGATAGGAACGCTTTAACAATTCGCGAATGGGTTATTTGGAGGAGTGTTGAGGAATGGGGCGAACGCGACCCCGGTGTCACGGCTCGCAAAGCTTTGGGCATTTGTCGTGAGTACGCAAATAAAATTAACTGTCAATACGACTGCATCGGTGTTGGCGCAGGTGTGAAGACAGAATACAACCGATTGGTGGACGATGAAAATGTCATAAATCGTCAGGAAATTCCTTTCATTCCATGGAACGCGGGCGCAGGTGTCGAACGTAAACACGAAAGAATTATCCCCGACGACGAAGAGAGCTTGAAAAATAAAGATTTCTTTGCTAATCTAAAGGCGCAAGCTTGGTGGTCGTTGCGAACGAGATTTTATAAAACGTTTAAAGCGGTCACAGAAGGTGTGGTTTATCCTGTTGACGAATTGATTTCGTTGGACAGCAGAATGCCGTTGTTGGAACAGTTGAAAAAAGAATTAGCTCAACCGACACGCGGTCAAAGTTCACAGCTTAAAATGCTCGTTGAAAAGAAACCGAACGGTATGAAATCACCCAACCTTGCTGATAGCGGAGTGATGGCGTTTTTCCCATTATCCGACGGAAGTGACACAGACTGCAGAGGATATTACGGGGTTTAAAATGGTTAAAGACATGTTAAAACGTTCGCCAGACATCGATTCAATGGTTTCCTATTGGGACAAGGTTGAAGCTTTGCTCAACGGGTACGAAGCAGTCCGAAAAGCTGGCACGGTTTTTTTACCAGCGTTTCCGAACGAAACGCAAGACGATTATGCTTTCCGTTTGCAAACGACTAAACTAACGAACGTCTATCGCGACGTGACAGAAGGTTTGGCGACGAAACCGTTTCAGGACGAAATTATATTGATTAAAGGCGATTCGCAGGAAGAAATTCCAGAATTTGTACACGAGTTCGTAGAAAACGTTGATGGTGCCGGAAACAATCTGACGACTTTTTCCGCTCTGACGTTTTTCAACGCTATCAATTACGGTATCGATTGGGTGATGGTTGATTACCCAACCGTTGAAAATGCCGACAACATTTCCGTAACGGAAGCGAAAAGCAGAAACATTAAACCTTATTGGGTTCGCATTCTGGGTTCAAACGTTTTGGAAATTCAGACAGCAATGTTCGGGTCGAAGGAAAAAATCACTTATTTCCGATACAAAGAACCGAGCGAAGACGGTAAAAAAATGAACGTTCGTGTTTATAGATTGGGTTTGAGTAGTGTTTTTTGGGACTTGTATGAAAAGGTCGAAAATTCTGACGATGAATGGATTGTGACTTCTTCTGGTGAAATGACAATCGACGAAATTCCGATTGTCCCGCTAGTTATCGGTCGTCGCGATGGTAACACTTGGAAATTATTCCCACCAATGCAAGACGCTTGTGATTTACAAATTAAACTGTATCAAAACGAATCGGCGTTGGAATATATCAAAACTTTGGCGTGTTATCCGATGTTAGCCACCGACGGTACGAAAGCACCGAAAGACGCAAGCGGTAAACCAGTCAAAATTGCCGTAGGCCCGAACCGTGTATTGTACGGTGTCGCGACAGACGACGGTCGTGGCGGAACGTGGCGATATGTTGAACCGAGTGCAAACAGTTTGGAGTTTCTACAAAAGAACATCAACAGCACGAAACAAGATTTGCGAGAATTGGGACGTCAACCGCTGACAGCTTTGTCCAGTCAGTTGACTACCGTAACAACGTCTATCGCAGCAGGAAAGGCTAAATCAGCCGTAACAGCGTGGGCGTACGCATTGAAAGATACTTTGGAAAATCTTTTAATGATTACCTGCAAGTGGATGAAAAGTGATTATCAACCACAGGTAAACGTTTTCACAGGATTTGATAACGTTACCGATGATGCCAAAGATCTCGACATTCTTTTGAAGATGAGAGAAAATCGAGATTTGTCGTGGGAAACTTTGATTACAGAGTTGAAACGACGCAAAATTCTGTCGCCAGAAATTACTCTCGCTACCGAAAGTGAACGGTTAATGAGTGAACCGACGACAGGTGAAGATTTATAACCAACATGGAGAAGATTAAATGGCTTGGAAAATGAACGAAGAAGGCGTTATTGAAATGAAAGACGGAAACCCTGTCTACATTGACGCCAGCGGTGCTGAAAAAACAGTTGCTGTTGATACGATTGCGCGGTTGAATCGTGAAGCGCAAGAACACCGTGAAGCTAAGCAAGCGGCTTTGGCGAAATTGAAAGAATACGAAGGTTTGGACGCTACTAAAGCGCGTGAAGCTATCGAAAAATTGACCCGATATGAAACACAGGTCAAATTGGACGAAGGTAAACTTGAAGAAGTTAAATCGACGATAACGCGTCAATTCCAAACACAGCTTGAAGAAAAAACGAAAGCGTACAGTGATTTACAGAAACAACACGAAGACTTGTTGATCACTGGTGTTTTTGCTAACAGCGAATACATTCGGGACAACATTAGCGTTCCTCGCGACTTGTTTGAAGCAAAATTCCGCAACAACTTCCGTGTCGAAGACAACAAGGTTGTCGTGTACGGGAACGATGGTAATCGTTTGTACAGTCAAGAACGCGCAGGCGAATTTGCAACGACCGAAGAAGGTATGCGTATTTTGACCGAAGCACATCCGCACAAAGATAGTTTGATCCGTGCCAACAACGGTTCAGGAAGCGGAAACCCCGGTCGCGGTGGCAACGCTAGCGGTTCTGGTCGATATATGAAACGTAACGAGTTCGAGCGTCTTTCACCTGTTGAACAAGCAACTATTGCTACAAAAATGCGGTCAGGTGAAATACAGTTGACAGACTAATTTAAAAACGTTATTATTTAATTGCTTTCGCCATAAAAGGGTGAAGTGCTTACTGGTCGGATGACCTAATTTATCCAATCGGTGCGCTTCACTCTTTTTTTTGATTCGCACCTAACTAATAGAAAAGGTGCTAAAATGGGAAATATTTTAACTAAATTTATTCCTGATTTATATCAGGCCATGGATGAAGTTTCGCGCGAATTGGTTGGTTTCATTCCTTCCGTCGCTCGCAACTCGTCCGCAACTCGCGCAGCTTTGAACGAATCGGTCATTATTCCGATTAGTCAAGCTTCGTCAGCTTCCGACGTTGCTCCGGCGATGACTGTTCCTGAACCGTCAGATTTCGCTCCGGGTTATACAGAATTGAAAATCACAAAATCAAAAGCTGTTTCCTTCGGTTTGAACGGTGAAGAATATGTCGGTTTGGACAACGGTTTAGGCGCACGCCAGTTTATGATGGACGAATTTAAACAAGGTGTTCGTACATTAACAAACTTGGTCGAAGCTGACATCGCCGCAGAAGCTGGTATCGCTGGTTCACGCGCTTATGGTACAACAAATGCCGGAGGTACAGCAGTTATAACTCCTTTTGCCGCGAGCTTGGCTGACGCAGCACAGTTGCGTAAAATCTTGGACGACAACGGCGCACCGATGGGTGGACGTTCTTTGATTATCGACACCGCAGCCGGTGTAAATTTACGTTCTTTGACGCAGTTGACCGATGTTGGCCGTGCTGGTGACACTATGACATTACGCCAAGGTGAATTGTTACCTTTGTTCGGATTTTCTGTTAAAGAATCTGCGCAAATCGTAGCACCTGCTATTGGTGATGCGTCAGGTTTCACTGTTAAAGGTGCTACAGCTATTGGTGCAACGACAATCACTTTGAAAGCGGCAACGTCTGGTGCTTTGAAAGTTGGCGATTACATCACGATTGCTGGTGATGCAAACAAATACTTGGTAACAAAAGCTGTTACAGGTGCTGCTAACGCTACGTTTACTATCGCTGCTCCCGGTTTGCGTGTTGCAGCTGCCGACGAAGCTGCGATTTCTGTTGTTATAAAATCAGTCCGCAACGTTGGTTTCGCACAAAACGCCATTCAGCTGGTTACACGCGCTCCTGCGTTACCGGGCGGAATTGACAGTGCTATCGATAGCTACATGATGACCGATCCTCGCTCTGGTTTAGGTTTCGAAATCCGTGTATACAAAGGTTATCGTAAACTGCGCGCCGAAGTAGCTTTGGCATGGGGTGTAAAGGCTATTAAACCTGAACACATCGCTTGCTTGATCGGTTAATAAATGTTTGGGCGAGTTTAACGACTCGCCCAAATTAAACATTTCATGAAAGATTAAAAAATGAGTGAAGTTTTACCAACAATCAAAGTTTTTCACAAAGTTTTCAAATACGAAATGATTATCAACGAATGTGATTTCGACGCAGAAATTCACGACAAAGTTGGTGATCAAAACGTTATTGTCAAAAAATCTGGAAAGTTCTTCATTAAAGGTGATACAACCAAAAAAGCGTATGACACAGAAGAAGAAGCTAGAATGGCATCCTCTTTATTGGTAGGTGCTTAATGTTTTACGGTAACGCAGAAGATTTTAGAACTTATAATGTCGCAAGAGGTCGGGAAGTCCCTGACGCTTGGGACGACACTTTAATTGATTCTGCGTTACTTGTAGCGTCTGAATACATTGACGTTAATTATGAAAATTCTTTCATCGGGCATAAAACCAACGGTTTTACACAAGAACGTTCTTGGCCACGGTCGAACGCTCAAATCAATACTTACCCTCATTACATTTTTGACAATGACACCATCCCAGAACAAGTTGTCAAAGCGACGTATGAAGCCGCTTACCGTGAAGTCACCGAAAGAGGTTCTTTATCGGTCGATTATAAACCGAACGAATACAAAAGCGTTTCGGTTGACGGAGCTATCTCGGTTGAATACAATTCAACAATCAATGCGTCCGATGTTCAAAAACAAATTCCTGCTGTTGAAAAGTTGTTGCAGTTTTTAACTGTGGACGGCGGTTCAAATAATGTTTCAGGAAAGGTCTTTCGCGCATGAGCATTTATTCCGACCTTCAAAAAGTGTCATCGAAAATTTTGACTGATTTTGACCAGACAGGTATAAAATTGGTTCACATGACAGCGACGGATACGGGAAGCCCTGACGAACCGTCAGACCCTGACGAAGTTGTTTACGATTTACGCGGTGTCGCGAAAGGTTTGTCGTTTCAATACACCAAACAAGGTTTCGATGTTGCGACCGATTCGGAAGTGACAACATCTGTCTTGGACGGTGTGCAACCAACTATCGACGATTTTATTATTGTCGGCGGTGAAAAATGTAAAATCCTGAAATTCAATCCTGTTCCCCAAGCTGGAACACCTTGTGTGTGGAAATTTGTCGTCCGCAAAGGGGGATAAATGAACAAGTATTACGCTTTAAAAATACCTGAAATTCAGAAAGCGTTTGTCGAAATGATGCAAACCGTCGTCGACCGTGCTGTCATTGACGATATGGTTGCGGCGATAGAACGCAACGATTTCGAAGCTGTTTTCGCGTCGACCGGTTTTTCACCTGCTGTTTTAAATAACATTCTGAACAAATTAGAAATCGTTTATGAAGACAGCGCAGTGAAAGAAATGCGTTTGTTTAAAAGTCGAATTCGACCAATTTTTAATATTCGCAATCTTGCTGCCGAAAACGATTTGAAAACTTTTTCAAGCTCTTTCGTTACGAACATTACTGCAGAAGCGCGCGAAAGTGTACGTCTGACGATGGCTGACGGTTTATCACGCGGTTTGAACCCTCGCGACACAGCTTTAAACATTGCCGGTCGGAAAGATAGGTTTACAGGTCGTCGCACAGGTGGGACGATTGGTCTATCGTCCAATCAGACGAAATGGGTGAATGATTTACGATTGAAGTTAGCTAATTTGGACGAATCGTATTTTCAAATGGGTTTGCGCGACAAACGTTTCGACAGTATCGTTCGTAAAGCTATTGAGGAAGGGAAACCTTTGTCGCAAGACAAAATAAATCAACTTGTCGGGTCATACAGCGACAAGGCGTTGAAATTCCGTGCCGACATGATAAGTCGTACGGAAACAATGCAGTCTATCAACAGGGGTAGATACGCTGCCTACGTTCAAGCTATTGAAGACGGTGTCATTAAGAAAGAAAATGTTAAGAAATGGTGGGACGACACCGGCGACGGTAAGACACGTCCGAGCCATTTAATGTTGGGCAAAATGTACGGTTCAAACAATCCGATACCTTTTGACGATTTCTTTGTTACTGTGACTGGCGACAAGTTGATGTACCCCGGTGACATTTCAACGTCACCGAAAGCGTCTGAAATTATTCATTGCAGATGTGCGATAAGATTTGAAGTGGATTACGCAAATGGGTGATAGCTTTAAAGATCAAGTCAAAAAATGGGCAGAAGAATCCGAAGAAACGTTGTTCGCAATTTTAAAACAGTCAATCGACACGACTGTAAAAATTGCAAATACACCTCGTGGTGAAAAAGGCGGTAATATGCCAGTGCGGACAGGTTTCTTGCGAATGTCAGGTTCTGCGGCTTTGAATGAAATACCAGTTGGTGAAACGTTGGGTGAAAAGGACAAAATATACACCACAAATTACGCAAACGACGTTCCTTTAATTCTCGCACAGATGAAACAAGGCGACGTTTTCTACTGGGGTTGGACGGCTGTGTATGCAAACCGACAAAATGTTTACTGTGGTTTTTTAGATAGCGCGGTTGATCGTTGGCAAATTACTGTGAACGAATCTGTTAAAAAGGTGAAGAAATGAGTGAATTAACAATTATTAAATTATTGCAAAAAGCTGTAACGCCTTTGACGACGTTACCTGTGAAATATTTGAACACCAATTTCAAACCGCCTGAAAACGGTAAATGGTGGGAAGTTTTATTTATACCGACGGACGTCCCAGATACAACGTTGGGAAACGAACAAATGTTTCAAGGCATTTTCCGATTGTTGCTTCATTGGCCACAGGACAATAAAGGCATTTACAAAGCTTTGGAAGAAGTTGACGTTATGCGTGAAGGTTTTAAAAAAGGCTCTCGTTTCGACGATGTTGCAACAAACACGACGGTTTCCGTTCGTGAAAACCCAGACGTTTCGAGCATTGTCGAAGAATCACCGAATTTACTTATACCGTTGACAATCAAATATCATTGTTATAAGATATAGTTGCTTACCGTTAATAAAAAGGTGAAGTGCTTGCTGGTCGGATGACTTGTTTTCATGAGTGCGCTTCACCTTTTTGATTCGCACGATTTTAATTATTTTTGAAAAGGTGCTAAAATGGCAAATACAATTGCTTTTACAAAATGGTACGTATGCCCTGTAAGTCAAAATGCAGAGTTGACACAACCCGAGTATGAAGGTTTGGATTGGGTTGAAATCAAATCTATCGGAAATATCGGTGAAACCGGCAAATCAACAAATATGTTGAATTACAACACGCTGGACGATAGCGTTACTCAGAAAGCGAAAGGAATGACGGACGCAGGATCGCCTTCGCTTGAAGTTGCTCGTTTACCGACTGATCCGGGTCAAGAAATTTTAAGAGAAGCCGGTAGCGTTGGAAACAACAACAACTACGCTTTCAAACAAGTTTGTTCCGACGGCCCTGTAGGAGGGACAGGGACGATTATTTACAACCGTGGTTTGGTTTCCGGACCGACACGTCCGAACGGTGGGAACGAAGACTTTGACGTTGAAGTCTTCACTTTAGGTTTGCAACAGGAAGAAATTGTTGTGAAACCTTCTTCTGCCGGACAAGCTCCTGTTATGACTGTGGCACCGGCTGTTTCCGGTACTGCTCAAGTCGGTGAAACATTAACTTGTTCCAGCGGTACTTTTACAGGCGACCCGACAATTTCTTATACATATCAGTGGTTTGCAAACGGTATCGCTGTTGCCGGCGAAAATGGAAACAGTTTAGAATTGAAAGAATCCGATCTGAACAAAATATTTGCTTGCCGTGTCACAGCAACAAACCGCGCTGGTTCTGCTTTTGGTTTTTCAAATACGACTGAAGCTGTTATCGGTGCTTAATCAAAAACACAGGAGAGTAAAATCTCCTGTGAAACTTAACCAAGATAGGTGAATTATGGAATTATCAAATATTAAAGCGTGCGAACAACTCGTTGATATTGTACATCCTGTATCAGGCGACAGTTTGAACATCAAGGTTTCTGTTATTCCTTTGTCGGACGACAGAATGTTAAAGGTCAAAAGGGCTTTGACGAATCGTCGTATTGCATTGGAACGTCGGGGAAAAACTTTTTCGGCAGAGGAAATCGAAAATAACGAAACCGAATTGTTGACTTCTGCGGTCACAGGATGGGTGTGGAATCCTGAAATGGAATTTCACGGAGAGGTTCCTGAATTTAACATCAAGAACATGAAAGAAGTTTTCAAAGAGCTTCCTTGGTTCAAACAACAAATTCTTGAGGTTTTAAACGACGAAAAAAGTTTTTTTTCGAATTAAAAACAGAACTCGTCGAAGCCGTACGTGTTTACGCACGGTACGACATGGAAGACGAGAAAGGAGATAGCAGAAGACAAAGGAACACACGAGTAGGGGTTGAATCGCCTGATTTTGAAATACCTGAAAGCGGTATTTACCTATGGGATTGGTTCAAAGCTTTAAACGAAAGTGTTTTCCGAAATGTGGACGGTTACTATCACCTTATACCGCCTTCCGAATATAAAGCTTGGTCGGAATTAACAGGAAGTTTGATTACGCCATATGAGTATGATATATTAAGGTCTATGGACGTTGTTTTTTGCAACGAGCTTAATGCAGATATCGAAGCGAAACGTATCCGCAAAACGGAAGAACAAAAGAGAACTTATAAAAAGAGGTAAAAATGGCTTTAGAATTAGCTAAACTCGCTATTAAAGTAGATTCTTCCGATCTTGAAAATTTATCAAAATCCTTAGAAGTTATTACCAAGAAAGCGGCTGTCGCCGAAAGAGCCACTGATTCTTTTACGAGAAACACAACTCAATCGGCGACGTCGTTTAATGTTTTAGCAAAAGGGGCACAAAAATCTTATACGTCTATGAACGGGGTTTCAGGTGCTTTGGATAAAGTAGTTACCGGAACTTTAACCACTGGGAAAAATGTTCAAAAATTAACAAGTCAGATTGATCGTCAGGTTGTATCTCTCTCTAAATATCAAGTAGCGATAAACAGCGTCCAAGCTTCTTTGTCGAAGTTAGGTACGGGGATTCAGTCGAACGATTTAACAAAGTTTTTATACGGGGCGCAGACAGGACAATCATATCCTGTTGATATAAACAAAGATATTCTTTCAAGTATTGCAACTGCAAACGATAACAAAGCAAAAGCAAAGTCGTTGTCCCGTTTTTATGTTGGAAACATCACAGCTCAATTTCAGGATATAGGCGTTACGGCGGCTATGGGAATGAACCCTTTAACCATTGCCTTACAGCAAGGTACACAGTTGTCAGAAGTTTTTAAAGATATGGAAAATCCTTTGGTTAGTCTGGTGGCGGCTTTTAAATCCCTCATCGGCCCTATTTCTTTGATGACTATGGGTATAGTTGCGTTAGTGTCTGCTGGAATACAAGCTGTCGATTGGGCGAATTTTTTCAGATTGGCTTCCGGTTCTTTAGGTAATGCTTTACAGTGGGTCGCTGACAATCTGTCCGGTTTGACGGCGGCATTGTCTGTTGCGACAGTAGGTATTGTTGCTATGACAACAACTGCGACAGGTGTAACAACAGCTTTGCTTACTTTGACCGGTGTTTTTTTAAAAGTAACGTCATCTATTGTTTTGATGTCGGCCGCACTGTTATCATCTCCTGTTTTTTGGGGAGCTACTGCTGTTTTGACTGTAGCTGCTGCAGTAGGATATTTAGCTCAAAAATTCGGTTTATTAGACGGTGTTTTAGAACCTGTTAAAAAGTTTATTCAAGGCTGGGCGAACGATTTAAAAGGTGTAGGTGTTAACGTAGACGATCTTAAAGAAAAATGGTCGAAGGTGGAAGATTATGTAGAAAACGCTGTCGAAAAAAGTAAGCTCGAAGCTTCTGTTTTGGGTAAATCGACAGAAGAAGCTCTTTTGATGAAAAATACCTTTGATGTTTTAAACAAAGCAAAACAAGAAGGTCTGAATATCGAAAAAGATAGCTTGGAGTACACAAAAGCTATCAATCGAGCAAGAAGTTTGACACAAGTCCAACTTGCAACAGAAGACGCAAAAGCGGCGGACGAACGTTTGGACAGTTATAAAAAGTTAAACGACGATTTACGTCTGCAAGTTCTCCGGATACAGAAAGAAACGGAAGGGCTCGCTTTGGGTAATGTCGAGCTTGACCGTATGAAAAATCAGTTTGACGTTATTTCGAACGCCCAAAAAACGTTAAACGGTCTGACGGAGGAAGAAGTTAAACATTTTAAAAATTATGCCGACGAGATAACAAAAGCTAAAAGAAATCTTGAATTTGAGAAAACAAAGAAAGGTTTTGAAGATCAAGCGACTTCCATCAAACGAAACAAAGATTACTTATTTCTCATGGGTCAAGAAGCCGCCGTTGCTAAAAGTAAAATGGAAGCGTTGGTAGAAGCGAAAGAAAAAGGTTTTTCAACAGAACAGACGGAAATTATTGTAAGTCAAGCTGAAAGCGTAGGGCTTTTACAGTATGAATATGATAATTTGGAGTCAGCTATTCATTTCGCCGATGGAACAACGTCCGGTTTCTTCAAAGATATGAGAAACGGTTTGATGGACGGTAAAAACGCTTGGGAAGCTTTCGGAGATGCTGTTCTGAATGTCGTCGACGCTATTGCAGATGCTATCATAGACATCGGAGCGCAGTATTTAGTTCGTGCTGTTGCAGGTTCGTTTATGAGTTCTTCCGGTATTCCTTCCGGTAATACACTCGGCACTGGTTTACCTCAGCCCACAGGAACTTTGGATTTATTAGGACCTACATCTTCTGGTTTTTTTGCCAACGGTGGTGTTTTTAATCGAGGCTTGACAAAGTTTGCCAAAGGTGGAACTTTTACCGACGGTGTTTTTAACAGCCCGACAATGTTTAAATTTGCAAAAGGTTCAAAATTTGGTTTAATGGGTGAAGCTGGTCCGGAAGCTGTAATGCCTTTAAAACGCGGTCCGGACGGTTCTTTAGGTGTTCAGGCTCACGGAAACGAAAGTTCCGGCGGAGATGTTATTGTTAATGTGATTAACAATTCTACTGCCTCTGCAAGAACTCAGGAAAAAGAAACCGCAAACGGAAAACAGATAGACGTCATAATAGATCAGGTTGTCGGTCAAAAAATGGGCGATATGGGTTCTGCGACAAACAGAGCTTTGGTTGCTCAGAATAACAAACGTTTGATTTCGAGGTAACAATGACAGAATGGCCTTCAAATTTAAAAATCAACAGGTCGAATTTAACCGAAACCGCCCCTGATAATGCAATACGATCGTCAATGGACGTCGGTCCTGACAAAATAAGAAAAAGAGGAAATTCAGGCGTAAGAAAATTATCATTTCTTATGACTTTGACTGATGAAAATGTTAATGTTATAGATAATTTTTACAACGAGAATTGCGGGTTTGCTTTCGATTTTAACCATCCGAGAACCAAACAATCGTGCAGGGCGCGGTTCACAGCTCCGTTGCAATATTCTTTAAACGAAACGTTATGGGAAGTAACTGTTGAACTGGAAATATTACCGTGACAAGTGAAAATTTTAACAGCGTTGCTTATGCTCAAGAAACCGATGTTTCTATGATAAGTCTTTTAACTCTGACGGTTCCTGACAATCCCGAACCTGTAAGGGTGTGCGATACACCTGTTGAAAAGTTCGCCGATTTAGGTGAAGAAGTTTGGGGTGTTACAAGCAGGGGGAACAGGTATATCTTTTGCCCGATGAACGCTATTTTTCCGAGAGATGATAAAACAGGAAGTGTAACGGCCAAATTGCAAATTGAAAACGTTTCCAGACAGATTGTTGAGATTGCAAGAACAACATTAAAACCGATAACTGTTTTGATGGAGATTATTCTCTCAAACGACAAAGACACGGTTGAACAATCGAGTGATAATTTAAGATTGTCTGACGTTACTTATGATTGTTTTGTCGTTGAGGGAACTCTTTCTATGGATTATCTGGGACAAGAGCCGTTCCCGTCCGGTCGTTTTACACCAAGTGATTTTCCGGGACTTTTTTAATGGATAATTGGACGAACGATTATATCAGAATACCTTTTAAAGATTGCGGCCGAGATAGGTTCGGTGCTGATTGTTGGGGTCTGGCGAGGATCATATATCAAGAAAAATTAGGTGTAGATTTACCTTCTTTATTGTTTTATCGAGATACGGTTGATAGAGGAACAATAGCAGGGTTGTATGAAAACGAAGAATCCACAGGAAACTGGATCAAAACACCGAAAGGTGAAGAAAAACCTTTCGACGTTATCGTTTTAAAAATTCTTGGCTTCCCCATGCACATAGGTGTTGTTTGTTCAAAAGGATTCATGATACATTGTTTGAAAGGTTGCGGAACTGTTGTTGTCGATTATACTTCAGATACGTGGAACAAGAGAATTGTAGGGTTTTACAGATATGCCTGTACTTCAAAGTAGATTATTGCCGTTCAATGAAGAATTTAAAACGTGCGTTGTCGAACCTGACATAACACTTCGGGAAGTTGTCAACAGAGCTAAACCAAAAAATATTTCAGGTTGTAATCTTATTTTAACGGTAAACAATCAGCAAATAAGAGAAGAACTTTGGGATACTTTGCGTGTAACAGACGGAATGGTTCTCGGCTTAAACGTTGTCCCTACGGGTGGAAGCGGCGGAGGGTCTAAAGCTCTGGCAACTGTTGCCATGGTCGTTATTCAAGTGGCTGCTTTTGCAACAGGTCAATGGTATATTAACGCAGCTGCTACAGCAACTTGGGGTACATACGCCGTCGCAGGTGCAATAATGATTGCCGGCGGTATCTTAGGAGCTATTACATATAACGCTTTATATAAACCACCAATGCAATCAAACCTCAATTCTTCGAGCGTAAAAGAATCGACAACGCAATTTATCGAAGGTGCTTCCAACGCCATTGATCCTTTTGGTATCGTTCCGATAAATCTCGGCACGAACAGAATGTTTCCGAAACAGGCGGCTTTACCTTATACGGAATCTTCCGGTAAAACAAACTGGTCGCGCCAAATGTTCACTTGGGGCTACGGCGAAGTTGAACTTGAAGAAATAAAAATAGGCGACACTCTTTTAACCGCTTATGACGATTATGAGATTGTGCATCGTCTAAACGGAGATTTGTATCAAGGAACAAATTTATATTCCAACGACGTAAACCAAGAAAATTTTAGCGTTTTGTTAAAAGCCCAAGACGGTTTTACTTTAAGAACGACAGCTTCAAAAACGAACGAAGCGATTATAGATTTTGTTTTCAATCGAGGCTTGACGGAATATAACAGCAACGGCGATAAAGTAAATAGAACAGTCCAAGTTGAAATTCAATATGCTCCGACGGGTACGGAAAATTGGTCGGCTTCGGAAGTTCGTACAACTGTCAATGCCACCGCAACCGCTTTTACTTTAACGCACAGAATTGTTTTCGATTCGATCGGACAATATGACATTCGAGTAAAAAGAATAACGCCGGATACCGAAA